ATGAAAAATAATTAAATGAGACCTACCATTGTCTTGTTGTCTTAAATCCGAAACATCACCTTCACTTAAAGTAGTACTTTTATTTATTTTATAAAAATTTTCAGGAAAAACGTCAGCATTATCTCTAGGTCTACGTGGGTTGAATACTTTACTTAATACGGTGCCGGGATTGGGGATTGTTTGTCGTAAGGACTGTATTGCGTTAGATTTAAATTTATCTGCAGATGGTAATCCCAAACTACCAACTAAACTTGAACTAATCTGTTTAAGTATATTATTTTTAACTCCTGCTTTTTTAATAATGTCAGGTTGTGTTTGTTCGGGTAATACCTTCCAAGTATCTATCTGTGTTGATATGTCATACAAATCTCTAATTGGTAAGTTATCAATTTTGTCAAAGTTTTTATTTATTTCAATTGATTGTTCTCTTGATGTTTTTAAAAAGTCTAACAACTTTTTTCTATATTCATTTTTTTGTTTTTCAATACTAATCATCATTAATACCTATTTGACATTGCAATTTGACGTGATACTTGTTTCCCGTCCAAGTATGTAGTTGACTTAACACCGTTTTGATTTAAGTTTTTCAATAAACGTAACATCTCACCCATAACCACATTATCTTGTTCTGCTGTAAGTTGTTGTGGGTTTTGAGTTGCTATAATAAAATCACGTGGATTGGTCTTCACAACTTCACCACGTGGGGTTATAATTGCATCGTTTACTTGGTTTAACCTACCACCTGATTGAGCACCACCACCAATACCAATTGGAACATTAAACCCACCAATTGAAAAATTAGTAAATACACTACCACCACCAAGTAATCTACCTAAACCATCTACAAGACCACTAATCTTATTGACAAGTTTTTCTAACCCACCACTTTTCAAAAAAGTTTCAACTACGTTTGCTAAATTGTTAAACACTTGTTGGATTGTAGGTGATGCTAATACGTTAAAAAATATTCCCTGTATTCTGCGTGTGATACCTTCTATTCTACCTAATGCGGTTTCTCGTGTTGCTGCATCTACTCTACCCAATGTACCAATTTCTCTTCTAATTCTTAATTCCTTTTGTAATTCAGATACAGTTAGACCTGCGGCAGCGGCTAATGCGTCTGCTTGAAATGGGTCTAATTCAGTCAAATCTCCTATTTTTTCAACCTCATCCAAAACTGCGTTAGTAGCACCTACTATATCTTTTTCAAATGACAATTGTCGTGCTTTTTGTAAGTTTATTGTTTTACCTAATATTGCACTTGCAGTAAATTCATCGGTGAGTGATTGTTGAAAATTCAATAAACCATCAGATACTTTAGATGCAATATTTAACGCTATACCTAATTGTGTAGCCTGTAAAACTTGTTCTTTAAGTAAATCTATACCCAACACAAAACGGTTATTTACTTCGTCAAAGTTGTTTACTAAGTTTCTAACAACTGCAGGGCCTATTCTACCTAAACTTTCGGTAAAGTTTCCTAGTTGGTTTGATGCTTGTTCAAACGTTAAATTTGCAGATTGTGCTACTATTCTTAAAAATTTACTTGATTCTTGGGTAGAAAATCCAAACCGTTCTCCTATTTGAGTAACATTACCAAGTAATTTTGATGTCAATGGTATGGATGGTGAGAGTTCTGAAAACAACTCATTGGCGAACTCTGCAGTTTTTTTAATGTTACCACCAACTAACGAAGCGTTCTCTGTGGCTTCAATTAATACCTTATTGAGTGTATTATCTAAAATCCCCGATGTGGACGCTACCGATGCAATTGCTTCATCCGTAGCTATTATAGCATCTTTAAATTTATTAAAAATATCTAACAAGGAGATAGCAGGTAGTTTTAGTTTTTTAAGTATACTTAAAGAACCTACCAATGTACCTATACCTTTGGAAAAAGCCCCTATCTGTTTAAAAACTGATTTTGTTACTCCTATTTGACCAGCCGTTTGTTGTCTTGATATTAAAGTTACATTTTTTTTATATTTCTTTTGTGCGGCCTCTACTTTACTAGTATCAAATATTCCTTTAAAAAACCCACTTTTAGCTAACTTACTAAGACCCATAAACGGTTTGATAATTTTATTTGAGTTTTTGTCTGCGTCATTGTATATCTTTTTAAACTCATCATTCATCTCCTCTATAATCTTCTTACCTCGTTCAGCTTGAGAGCCGAAGTATTTTGCCTTAGTCATCTCTTCGGTAAGTTTATAAAGTTCTTCTAACTCCTGTCGTAAGTCAGCAGTCTTTTTAATACTTTGTTCTAATTCTCTTTGTTTTTCAGTAGCCATATGATATATTCATTTTATATAAATATCCACGAACAAAAAAACCCACAAAGTTGTGGGTCTATGTATTCTTTTTTATTTGTTGTTCTCTCTCTTCCATCATTTTATTATGTTCGGAGAAAATCATATTACGTTCTACCAAAGACATATTCATCAAGTCACTATATGAATAACCTTTACTACCTTGTAAAAAAAAGTATATCTGTTGTCGTATACTAATTCTATGCTTTAAAGGAAGGGTAAAAAAAGTTAATCCCAATTGGGATTTCTACCTCCTCACCCTCAACCTCTACTGTAAAGTCAATGTTGGGGGTCACTAACTCTAAAAATTCTCTAATACCTAAACTATCAATTGATAATAATTCTTCGTCTACAAATGTTTTAATTTTGTCTCGTTGTGTTTCACCATTTACACTTGATATTATTTTATATAAACGAGATGTCACTACACCAACAGGTAGTCCTTTTTCTTCTAATATATCAATTTCTTTTTGAATTTCATTTGCTTCTTTTGAGTTTAATATTTTAAGTAAAACTAATTTGTCAGACTTAATCAGTCTATACTCAATCTCTCTATTATTTTCAAAAAGTTCAGGTTTCCCTTTTTCTTTTAGTTGAGTCAAGTCAACTGTGTGTAGTTTACCATTAATTTTTACATCATATTTTGAACCATAACCTAATACCCGTGTTTGTAGTAATAATGCTTGTTTATCACCAACAGTTAAATCATCTACATTTACACCGTTAGTTACAATCACAGATTCTAACAATTTATCTAATACAATATTTTTTTCAATGTAAGACTGTGTGGTTAGGATGTCTTCATCCTTTGTGGTCATATAACGTATCTCAACTTCACCTTTGGCTAATGGTGAATCTTCGGGATATAATCTTCCTTTTGATGGTAGTGTAACAATTTCAGTAAGCATATAACGTATTTTTTATTAGTAATTTAAAACTGCGTAATCATAAGAGATAGTAGCTGTGATGTTTACTAAATCATCAGAACTATAATTCAATTCACCAAAATTAGTGGACTGAATAAAAGCCCCTACGAGTTTCCATTCCTCAACAAATGTTCCATCAGGGCCTAATAATCTTAAAGTTATTGGTTTTTTATAGTTAGTTGCGTATCCAGCAACTCCTGTTCCAAACTCATAGTGTTGTCTAAACCACTCAATTATTCTCTGTGCACCTGAGGGTACGATAGGGTCATTGAATACAATATCTAAAGTTGACCAAGTATATTTACCTGCAACATATCGTTTTGTATTGATGTAATCTATTTCTTTTCTTGTGCTTTCAATTGAAGGTCTCTGTGTTGATTGAACGATAAACGAATCAATCCCATCAATTGTCAATACAAACCTGTGTTGTAGTTTTGGTTCGTAATCATTGTAAAATAGATTGTCTAATACTGCCATTTACTATTCCTCTTTTAGTATAAATATCGTTGTCTTAAAAATTATTGTGGAAATTCAGCACCTGTCGGTAGTACATTGAAATCAAGTACTATGAACTCTGCTGCCCTTGCAGGTTGAATGAATATTTTACCAACTAATTGATTTCTATCAATCACTTCAGGGGTGTTTACTGTTTCGTCCACAACAACTCGGTATGCAAATAATCCTTGATTTTGTTGTACTTCGTCTAAATATGGTTCAACCAATCCTAGGAATCTATCTCTTGTTTGAGTTGTGTTTTGTTCAAACACTAAGAACCTAGATGTAGATGATACAAACTTCTTCAAGTTAATCAACAATCTACGTACATTGATTCGGTCAAGAGCAGATGATTTAACTTGTAATGTTTTCTGTCCATAAGCAACAATACCTTGGCCGGGGAATGACACGATTGGGTTTACCTTACCATTGTAAAGTTTGTCCATATCTTCTCGTTTTAGTCTCTCGTATAGGTTGATTGCTTCGGTAATACCACCACGGTTAAGACCTGCGGGGGCAAACCACTCTGCGGCGATACTATCATTAAAAGCATATACACCACTCATTACTACTGATGGTGGTACGAATAGTGGTTTATTAGTACTTGAGTCAATTACCTGTACCCAAGGATAATACGTTCCCATATAAGAACTATCGTATAGAGAAGCATACTCAACTGCTGTATCTTTGGTGTCAGTAATCCAAGTCAAGTCAGCAATATAAAATGCATCACTTCTATCTTCTATAATTTCTTTTGCTCTACTGATTACAGATGAACCGTATGTTTGAGTAACACCTGGCGTAGTCAATACATTGTAATCATATTCCAATGGGTTGGAGATAGCGTTTAATGCTCTAATGAAAGCAACACTACCACTTGATGTAGAATTTGTCAAGTCAATACCACCAACGTTAGTTGCGGACGATACACTTGTACCTACGTTAATTGGTTTGTTAGGAGTTCCTGCGTTAAATCCACCTTGGAAACCAAGTGTAAATCTACGGTTACTTTGGAATGTTGATGATGTCGCAGAAGTAGCAAACATATCAGTCGGTAAATTGAAATCAGAACTTGATACTTCAGATGTATAAACTGCATCATCAATAGGAGCTAAATAGTGTTTCCAATCTAAAGAACTATCAAGTTTAGCACCAAAGTGAGTTTTGGTTGAACCCGTTACATCTCCACCTGCACTCAATAATGGGAAGTCAGGTACTTTGGTT